GAATTACATTTTGACAAAGAGGCTAGAGAGAAACTTATCTCAGGAATCAAAAAGATAGCACGTTGTGTTAAGTCGACCTTAGGTCCGCTAGGCGAGACGGTGCTGATAGAATCGCAGGAGCATTTGAAAGGTATCACTGTTACCAAGGATGGGGTTACTGTAGCCAAGAGTATATCTTTGTTGGACCCGGTAGAGAACCTTGCGGTGCGTATGATGAAGGAGGCGGCAGAGAAGACGGCCACCCATGCAGGTGATGGCACTACCACATCAATAGTTCTTACCGAGGCTATAGTGCTTAATGCGATAAAGGAGTTTGATCCTATGCGCGGACAAGTACAGAACGTGTCTGACAAGACAGAAGTGATACGTGAGATAAATGCAGTGAAAGATATTATCATAAATGAGCTTTCAAATATTGCGGTTCAGGTGGATGATGAGAAGCTACTAGATGTGGCCACCATATCATGCAACAATGACAAAGAGCTAGGGAAGATAATCGCCGATACATATAAGGCAGTCGGCAAAGATGGTATAGTAACCATTGAGAAGAGCGATGATAGTAAGACCTACTCACAGACTACGCAAGGGATAAAAGTAGACCGCGGATATTCTTCGCATTTGTTTATAAACGATCAAAAGAAAGACCAGTGTATACTCGATGATGTGCACGTGCTTGTATGTGATGCCGAGATAAATAATATATTATCTATCGAGAACATTCTTAAACCTATTATAAACCAGAATAAAAAACTGCTTATCATAGCACCTTGTTCACAAAACGTTATCAATACTTTAGCCGCTAACGTTATGAAAAACAACTTGAAACTTTGTACTATCATTCCTCCCAATTTTGGTTACAAACAACAAGAGCTGATGAACGATATAGCTTTGTCAGTTGGTGCTACTTATTTTTCGGAGAGTACAGGCGATGACCTGAGCCTAATTACTTTTGAGGATCTAGGGAGAGCAAAGAAAATAATCGTGTCCAAAGATGAGACGGTGATAGTCAAAGACTCAGAGATAGATAACGATGACAAGGTAAAAGAACGAGTAGACCAGTTATGGGAGCAGCATAAGATTACTAAATTAAAAGCCGATAAAGAGTTTATAAAGCAACGTATCGCCTCACTTACCGGGGGGATAGGTGTAATATACGTTGGAGGTAACACAGACCTCGAGCAGAAGGAGTTGTATGACCGAGTTGATGATGCGGTATGTGCGGTACGCTCTGCCTTGGAAGAAGGGATACTTCCTGGAGGTGGGGTTGCCTATCTGATGTGTACCGATATGCTTAACGAATCATACTTAAAGACAAAATCAAAATCGCGAAAAACTGCTATCGCAGTTTTATTAGATGTTTTACATGAGCCTTGTAATACGATCTTGAGTAATGCAGGCATAGCGAGAGACAAGCAGCACAAGTATGTCAGCTGGGACACAGAGAACAAAGTATGGGAGGGATGCAACGTGAAGACCAAAGATAGAGGAGACATGATTAAAATGGGTATTATTGATCCGCTAAAGGTTACCAAAGAAGCGCTGACTAATGCAGTGTCAGTAGCTACAACAATACTATCCACTAACGCTATTATAACTATGGCTAGAAGTTACGACGCGAAATGAAACCAATAGGCAAGTACGTTGTTATAAAAGAAATAAAGGAGAAGATAAAAACCTCATCGGGTTTATTACTTTCTGATGAAGATGCCAATCAGCTTAGGTATAAGAAGGGCAGGATTGTTGCAATAGGCACTGACGTTGTAGCTATCGAGAAAGATAGCGAGATATACTACGACAAAAGAGCGGGTTATACGATGATGATCCATGATGAGCCTTTTACTATAATTCGAGAGAATGACATTGTTCTTGTCTTATAGCCTCGTTCATACGCTCAATAGCTTTTCGATATACCTTGTCTGAGTAACTAGCCTTAGCTAAAAAGATAGGATTTTTGCTTTTTGCTGTAGGTATGGGACCCCCCTCTAGCTTGTCATATATCGACCTGATTAGGTGTACCGTCTTGAATGATAGTCCATACAACGCTTTAGGACCTCCGAACTTGTAAGGCTTTACAACTTCTATCCATCCTTCCTTGCGTAGTTTTTTAAATCTTTTTTTGTTCCATCCTAAAAGACTGTTGAACTCTTTGAATTTATCTACGTTAAAATATTCTTCGCTATACAAAAAAAAGAGCATGTCTAGCTCTTCAGTATTAATACCGTATTTTCTTTTGACGAAATAACGGATGACTCTCCAATATTTCATATAGTCCCTATCACGGCGATTTTTCATTAGATTTAATTTTATAACTTTGTATCAAAGATATACAATTATGACAAATGAGAGAAAGGATATACGGCACTACATCGGTGCATTGGGGATATTTGTACTAGTTGTGTGCTTACTTTTATTTCTTAGTTTTGTAGAAATACCACCTGTAAACAAAGATTTATTTGTGGCAATAGTAGGTACTTTGGTATCAAGTCTTGGGATGGTAGTCTATACAATTATAGGCCAGCAGCCTGATGAAGTAAATAAACTTCAAAAGAAAAATGAATCTCTAACTTCTATCAACGATCAGATGGAAACACGTAACGACCAGTTAGAACAAATGATCATAGACATGCAGAAAGAGATGATTGAAAAATTAACTGAACTCAAAAATTTAAATCGAAAAGTCTAATAATCATGGCAAAAAAAGCAACAACTAAAAAAGCTGCGGAGAAAAAACCCGAAGCGCCAAAGAAAAAAATAATAACATATCGTCACTGGAACGGTGAGAGTTATGAAGAACGAACTAGAGAGGAATAGTCATGCATGATCCAAGAAAAAAAATACACGACTCTATACCTATGCGTAACAAGCAAATTGATACGCTGATGACAAAATTCAAGATTGGGCCGAGTGGAATGCCTTACAATCCTGCATACAAGGAGAGTAGAAAAGCCAAAGTAAAAGATTCAATAAAAGTTAAAAACATTTATAAAAATGCCAACAGTAAAACTACCTAACGGAACATCGAGAGTTTTTCCTTACAACGCAGTAGGAAAAGCACAAGCCGATTCATTTTCTAAAATGATGAAAGGCAAAAAGAAAAACAACCCTGGATATGGGATGGAGAAAAAAATGAGCGGATACTAATGGCTAAGGGAAGAACTAAAAAGAAAGGTAATAAAATTTGCCCTGCGGGAATCGCGTGGGCGAAAAGAACCTTTGACACTTATCCTTCAGCTTATGCAAATATGGCCGCTAGTAAATATTGTAAAGATCCTAACTATGCTAAAAAAAGTAAAAGATGAAAAATGTAAATCAACCAGAGTGTCATTGCGGTAATACGTCTGATGTTTCAGGACATTGTGACAATACGCAAGACGCTTGTAAATAGTTTGTTATGAGTAAAATGAATAAAAAAACCCGCAGAGGTAAAAGACCTGCGTTTGGTATGCTCAGCGTTATGGCTGGTATAGACAATAATCCAAAGCCTACACAAGCAGACCGTATTGCAGGTGCTAAAATGAAAAAGTAATGGACGCAAAAAAACTTAGAGAGATATCATCTCAACTCAAAAAAGCATCGGCGATGCACAAAGCTCAAGCAGGAAAAATTGATAGACTGCTAAAGTCTATGAAGAAACCTAAAAAATAATGGGCGAGTTAAAAAAATGGCGTGAACAAAAATGGGTTCGTATTGGAACAGATGGTAAAATAAAAGGACCATGTGGTACGAGTAAAGATAAAAAGAATCCTGATCGCTGTTTGCCTTTAGCAAAAGCACGTAGATTGTCAAAGAGACAATTAGCAGCAACCGCTAGAAAGAAAAAAAGAGAAGGCTCAAGAGGCAAGACTGTTGTTTCTAACACAAGAGCCGCTAAAGTAAGAAACGCATAATGGCTGACAAAAGTAAAATGAAATGTAATGTCGTTACCAAAAGCGACAGAGCAGGAAAAAAGAAAATGGTAAAAGCTTGTTCGGGAGGACAAGAAAAACTTATTCACTTCGGAGCTACTGGTTATGGTCATAACTATAGTAGTGCCGCAAGGAAATCTTTCAGAGCTCGACACAAGTGCGGCCAAGCAAAATCAAAACTTACAGCACGCTATTGGGCGTGCAAAACTCTCTGGTCCGGACCAGGGGGATCAACCAAAAGTTCACCCAAAAATAGGAAAGGAAAATATTAGTATCTTTGTATTTATAATTTAAAATTTTAACATTATGAAACAAGGATATAACGCTAGATTAGACGAATCTCTAGGAGCTCGTCATGGCAAAAAATCTCAAAGCTATAAAGCTAGAAGAGATGAAAGTAAAGCGATGTCTAAAAAACTTTATGGACATGCATACGGTGGTGATCACTCAATGACATACGAATCACACGGAGAAAAAAGAAGTGTAAAAGACCACATCGGATCATTAATTAGAAAATAATGGCTGCAAGAGGAAGAACAAAAAAGGGAGCTTTTCCTATGATTGCAAAAAAGAATCAAGGCAAGTTTACCAATTGGGTAAAGAAAAATATGCCTGGTACATCAACTTGTTCTGCCGCATCAAAAATTATGAGAAACAAAAATAATTATTCAAAGCCTGTAGTGGCTATGGCTAATTATGCTAATAACTTCGGGTGCAAAAGATAATATGAAATCAAGAGGTTTTGGAGATACGGTAGCAAAGTTTACAAAAGCAACGGGTATAAAATCAGCTGTTGATAAAGTATCTAAAATGACAGGACAGCCATGTGGTTGCGATGAAAGACGAGACACCTTAAATAGAATTTTCCCTTACAAAAGATAAAAAAATGGCATATCAAAAATTACAAGCAGGAAGAGCATGGTCAGTAAATCCAAGTGACAACACTGACATACCAAACATAGGTGTTAACAGTCCTACAGGGACAACCACTACTGGTAGCGCTACACAGCTCATAGATGCAAATCGGGTAGGTACAGATCCCAACAATATGGCTACCCTAGACTTTTTACTCGCAGGTATAAAGCCGGGGATGATTATTGTTAACACGACAGACTCAACACAAACAACAGTAGTAAAAGTTGTAAACGGAACTACATTACTTGTGAAAGATAATGTGTTTACCAATACTGGTAAAGCATACGCTATTTATGGCGGTACTCAAGAAGGAGCTGTTTTATATATAGGAGCATCCGGTAACATAAGAGTAACAACTATAGGAGGTGACGATGTAACATTTGTTGGCCTTCAAACAGGAACATTTTTTCCCGTTCAAGTTGTGAAAGTTTGGAACACTAGTACGACTGCTGCTAATATAATGGCATTGTGGTGATTGTAATTGGCATTATTATATAATGATTAGTTACATAGCTATAAGCAATTCAATAGGGAGCATGTTTCCGTCTGGTGGGTCAGGAGGCACACAAAGAATAATAACGGAAGCATCTGATCAAATAATAACAGAAGCAACTAGTCAAAACATGATAACAGAATAATAAAATGGCAGTAAAATTTTCACAATTCACGGAAGAAACAGTAGCCTCTAATATAACTAGGATAGTAGGTTACACAGCAAGTGGTAATATAAATGTACAGATACCACCTGCAAACTTAGACACAACATATTCTTTTGCCACCACTCAAGATGGTAATAACGTAGACCTAACCCTGACGGGAACTAAACCAGGCTCTTCCTCTACTACAGAGGTATTGCAGTTTACTGCTGGCTCTGGCATAACCTTGACAGCCGGCACCGATGAAATAACTATAGACGCGGCTGGAGCAGTAACATCTGTAAACGAGACAACACCTGGAACATCAAGCGGAACACCAATAGTAGTAAATCCAACAACAGGAACTGTTCTTGTACAATCAATGGCTTATGCGGGAACAACAAATGTGGGACACGTGCCAACAGGAGGATCGGGCACAACCTTTCTTCGTGGAGATGGTACATGGGCTACACCCGCTGGAGGATTTACATCTTTCGACATATCAGGTGATACTGGAACCGAAACTGTAAACAGCGGAGACACAATAACATTTGCAGGAGGAACTAATGTTACAACAGCGGTTACTGCCACTGATACTGTTACAATAAATGTGTCTGGTGATATTTGGACACTAGCAGGTGACCAAGGAACAAACCAAGCAATATCTGTAGGAAATACCGCAACAATAAAAGAAAATACTACTGTCGTAGTAAACAGCGTGCAAGTAGGAGGCGGGGTAATTACCACAGGAACGGCAACTGACCAACTGCTTTTAGACCAAGCATCAGAGATGACAGTTACTGTTGTCAATCCAGGATCAGGAAATCAACTATATATAGATGGAGCTTACCAAGCATCTATAAATCTTACCCCTGGATTTACATATGAATTTAATCAAGATGCAGCGACAAACGATGGTCATCCATTAGAAATTGGTGAAGTATTAGATGGAAGTACGCCATACGCAACAGGAATACAATATTATGGAAGCACATCTGCTAACACTCTTACAGCTGTATCACAAGCAGATTATTCCAACACAACAAACTTCAATAGCTACGCTACTAGAAGAGTAAGGTTGAGAATTACACAAAATTCACCTACACTATATTATTATTGCTCTATACATTCAGGCATGGGTGGTAATATTACATACGGTGGCGGTGGCGGAGGTGTAACTAAAACCGTAGACTCTTTCACCATAAGTAATGCTAGCACCAATAGTATAACAGTTACTTCTGCAACTGATCCAACAAGCAAAGACTATATAGATGTATACATAAACGGTGTATATCAAGCAAAAGCAAATTTCAGCGCCTTGTCAGGTAAAACACTAACCCTAGCGGCTGGTAATTTCCCCAATGGCTCTACAGTAGAGGCAGTAACAACAACTTAATTTTAAAGCATGGCAAACATCACTGTAGATTTTCTAGTTATTGCTGGAGGAGGCTCTGGAGGAAACAATTATGGTGGCGGCGGAGGAGCTGGTGGCTACAGAAATTCCTATAATAATGAACCGTCAGGAGGTAATTCTAGTTCCGAAACTGCATTAACCATAGCTGAAGGCACTTCATATACTGTTACGGTTGGTAATGGAGGCGCTGCTGTCACGGCTATAAATACTAGAGGAAATAATGGAGAAGATTCCGTTTTTGCTACAATAACTTCTGCTGGAGGAGGCTACGGAAATAGTAATGCACTTGTTAGTGGCGGACCAAGCGGTGGAAACGGTGGCTCTGGAGGAGGAGGTCATTATCAGGCTGGCGGTCAGTCTGGAGGGACAGCTACTCCCGCAGGACAAGGAAGCAACGGAGGAGCTGCGGCGAATGGCTCTCCATATACGGCAGGCGGCGGCGGCGGCGCTGGCGCAGTTGGAGGCAGCGGAGGCAGCTCTCAATCAGGAAACGGCGGAAACGGATTAGCTTCATCAATTACAGGAAGCTCAGTTACAAGAGCAGGCGGCGGCGGCGGAGGTTTTGCTTCTGACTTATCTAAGCCAGCTGGTTCAGGCGGAACAGGAGGCGGCGGCGCAGGCGGTGCATCAGCTAGCGGAGCAGGTGTTGACGGAACAGTAAATACTGGAAGCGGTGGAGGTGGAACTGGTGGACAAAATGCTACATCAGCGCCAAGTGGAGCTGGAGGTTCAGGAATAGTAATATTAAGAACAAGTGCTGCAACGGCAACTTTTTCTAGCGGAGTAACTTGTAACGGAACATCAGGCGGCGGCGATATAGCAGGCGTGTCTGATGGGTCTGATTATGTATATAGCATTACCGCTACATCAACGACATCAGAAACTATTACTTTTCCTATACCACCAAACATTACGCAAGTAACAACAGACAATATTGACATGAGCGGAAACGCTGGAGGACTTGTATGGGCAAAAGGAACAACAGCTCAAAGGTCAGGCTCACCAGCATCAGGTGAATTAAGAGTAAATACCGAAACTGATAGAACAGAGGTATACAACGGAACAGAATGGAGAAACTTAAAAGAAAACGCTGTAAGTTTAAATTATGATTTATATTATTTAGTAGTTGCTGGTGGAGGCTCAGGAGGTTCTAATTCCAATTCAGGTGGCGGCGGCGCAGGAGGATATAGAACAAATTATGGTGGTACTGCATTTACAGCATCTGCGGGCATTGCGTACACTGTAACAGTTGGTGCTGGAGGAGCATCTAATGCTGTGTATAATAATGGAAACCCAGGTAGTAATTCTGTTTTTAATACAATAACGTCTACAGGCGGCGGACTTGGCGGTGGACAAGGTACTAATGGAGGTTCTGGAGGTTCTGGAGGAGGTGGAGCTTATGATACTTCAGGTGGGTCTGGTAATTCAGGTGGTTATACTCCTGTAGAGGGATATGCTGGGGGCCCTGGACAAGCTAGTGGTAGTTACCCAGGCGGCGGCGGCGGCGGTGCAGGATATGTTGGTAATACTGATGGACCAGGTCATGGTGGAGATGGTCAGTCTAATTCAATAACTGGTTCAGCTGTCACATATGCAGGCGGCGGTTCAGGAGGAGTTTCTGCTGGTTATACGGTTATCCCTGGTGGGAATGGCGGCGGCGGCGCAGGAGGTGAAGGCAATAATACAGCCCCAATTGCTGGTGGGGCAAACACTGGTGGCGGCGGCGGCGGCGGTGCAGCTGATACAGCTGGAGGCGCTGGAGGCTCAGGTATTGTTATTCTAAGAATACCTGTATCATCAGCCACATTTACTTCAGGTGTAACTTGCAATGGAACATCAGGAGGAGGTACAATTAACGGTGTAGCAGACGGTGGAGATTATGTATATTCAATAACAGCGGCAGGCGCATCAGATACAGTAACATTCTAATATGGCACATTACGCATACATATCAAACGAAGAGTTTACAATTACAGAAAGAGCTAGGCTTTATGAAATAGAAAACGAAATAAATGCTATTAGACAAGATAACATTGAATCAGAAGGCTATCAGCTTTTATATTCCTCATTATATCCTACAGTAACTGAAGCTGATATAAGAAAAGCTTTTTATGAAGATTATGAAGAAGGATATGAATTTACAGATAAAGAAATAAAAGATATAAAGAACGAATTATATTATCCTAAATCTACAAGTGATACATTAAAAACTTTAGAAGCTGAGCTAGCAGCTATACACCCAATTAATTCTGAAGAATACATTGCCAAGGAAGAGGAAGTAAATGCAGAAAAAGAAAAACTAGCACAAGATGTTTCGGAAATAGAAGATCAGTTACATGAGCTTGAGTATAACAATACGGAAGATTTGATTGCAGAAAAAAACACATTAGAAACTACAATAGCTAATGCACTTTGTAGAGTAACTAATGTGGTTGTGGGTCGTGATGAATTGGAAACAAGAAGCGGAGACACTTCCTCTATAGATGCGGAAATTAAAGCTCTTGAAGAAAGTAAAAAAGATATTGATTATACCCAAGACGAAGAGGTATGGATGGCTGAAGTAAAAGCTATACAGGCTCAGATACAAACAAAGCTAGATGAAAAAAATAATATCCCTAAAAAAGATTATGACAATACTATATATTGGGAAGGTTTTTATGGAGTTAAAAGAACATCTTATAACGGAAATATAAGAAAAAATTATGCAGGCAATGGAAATATATACGACCCTGTAAGAGATGCATTTTATGCAGAACAACCTTATCCAAGTTGGACTCTCGATGAAGAAACTTGTATATGGCAGCCGCCAACCCCTAAACCTGAAGGTCAGCATTATTGGAAAGAAGATACAACAGAATGGGTGGATTATGTATATATAAATCCTGATAATAATCAGCCTTATCCGAGTTGGGTATGGGACACAACAATAGGGGTATGGAATCCTCCAATAGATTATCCTGAAGATTATGATGAATTATATTGGAGTTGGAACGAAGAAGAACAAAAATGGGATTCACGAACAAGGTAAAATATTATGGCAACAACTAAAATAATACCAGAGGTAACCTCTTTAAATAAAGCTGACACCACAAAGTCATTAAAAATGCCAAGTGGAGGAGCTTTTAGTGGAACAGCTACTGAAGGTATGCTTCGTAATGATACCTCTCAATCATCTAATAATTCTGCATCTACGATGCAATTTTATAATGGCACAGAGTGGAAAAATTTTGCTAATCTATCAAGTAGTAATCCTTTCAACGCATCAATATATTTAAATCCTGACGAGCTGCCTTCAAGCGGAACTATATCTGAATGGACTAATAGTGGCACAAATAGTCATGTAGCTACACCTTATGGTAATAGCGGATCAATATCTGTGGATACATTAAATGGAGCTAAATGCGCTAAAGCTACTTTTGGTTCAGGGAATCAAGGATTTGCTATGAATCCTAGTGGAACTACAGGTCTTAATAAATATTCAATATATCCTACGCAAGAAAATTTCTCATGGTATGGATTTATGGCAGCAGATTCTAGTTATACTTCTAATTATGAATATCCGCTACTTTTTCAAATTGGCAACAGCACTGGTTCAAGCAATACGGATTATGGTAATACTCTTACTCATGTTGTTTGGAGAATAGGATTAACTTATTCATATTATATTTATGCTCACGCTTATGATTCATCATTAAGTAATGTAGTTACAAGCACAACAACTGAAACAGCTCAATTTGGAACTCCTTATCCTACATGGACAGGAGTAGGATTAACTCATGAATATAACTCAGGAGGTATATCTTATTTTAAATTATATAAAAACGGTAGTCTTATTTGGAGGTATTCTTATAGCGCTACATGGGGACAGTCATCTAATGCTTTAGGGTTTGGCATTTCTTATTATCCTAATTACAATTATGGTGGTATGTATTATGGAGATATAAATTATTGGCAAAACGAATTAAAAAGTGATTCAGAAATACAAACAGTTCATGACTATTTTAAAGCTACTTACGGATTATAAAATATAAATTATGGCAACAACAAAAATAGCAACACCAGAATTATTTGAGTTTGAATCTACAACATCAGGAGTACGTTTGCCTAGTGGCACTACTGCTCAACGACCATCTACAAACTTAAATGCTGGTGATTTTAGATATAATACAGACGATAATAAGGTAGAGTTTTATGATGGAAGTAATTGGTTTCAAATAGATGATGAAGGGAGTTCGCCTATTCCATCAGAAAATTTTAATACTGTTTTGTGGGCTGGTACTGATGCTTCACACGCAATAACAGGAGTAGGTTTTCAACCTGATTTAGTATGGATAAAAAGGAGAAGTTCACCTGCTGAATCACACGCATTGTATGATAGTATAAGAGGTGTTAATAAACAACTAGAATCTAATTCTACTACTGCCGAAGCTACTAACACAGCACCCTTTGAGGGGTTTACTTCTTTTGATACAGATGGTTTTACTGTGGATAATAATGGAGCTACCAATAGAGCGCCTTACACCTATGTAGCTTGGTGTTGGAAAGCAGGAGGGACAGCAGTTAGTAATACTCAAGGTGATATCGGTTCTGATGTTTCAGCTAACCAAAACGCAGGATTCAGTATTGTAAAATACACAGGAAATAGTTCATATGGGCAAACGGTTGGTCATGGACTAGGTGTAGCGCCAAAATTAATTATTATTAAAAACCTAAGTAATGCTAGAAATTGGAGAACTTATGCAGACCCTTTAGGGGCTACTAATTATATAAATCTTGATGAAACTTCGGCAGCAGGGACTTATGGGTCTTTTAATAATACTCCCCCTACAATAAATGTATTTTCTACTACTTCATCAGGTGCAGCAGATAGAGCAACAAATTATCCTAATGATAATTATGTAGCCTATTGTTTTGCAGATGTAGCAGGGTATCAAAAAATAGGTGCATATGTAGGTAATGGAAGTACAGCAGGACCTATTCTTACCACAGGATTTGAGCCTGCATTTGTAATGATAAAAAATACAACTGGTGGAGACTCTTGGGATGATTGGTATATGTCTACTAACAAAACATTAACTAGCGGGTATTTGTTTGCAAATGATAGTGTTGCTGAACAACCTTATCAGGCTATAAGAATGTTAACAAACGGTTTTGAAGTTATTACTAATGATACAGGTGTTAATGAAAACGGAAACACTTATTTATATTATGCAATAGCATCTGACCCTACATCAACCACACCTTCATTAACAAACAGTTTTAAAACAAACCTTTATACAGGTACTGGTGCTACACAAACACTTGGAGGTTACTTAAATGGTTCGGCGCAGTTTAATGGTAGCAGTAGTGTGGTTGAAATATCATCAAGCGCTATAGACCCAGCTAATGTGTTTAGTGTTTCTATGTGGTTTAACACTTCAAGTGCTAGTACATATACAGGACTTTTTACAAATAATACAAACCCAATGAGAGTGGGTGAAATTTGTATAATGAAACCAAATGCATCCGCTATACAAATCTTTAGCGCTAATCAAGCTGGAGTAAATCTTTTAGATGCTTTAACAGCAACTTCTCCTGAGCCGTTTAAAGATAACACATGGTATCATGTGGTAGTAATTGCGGATAGAAGTATATCTAATCAAAGAGCTAAAGTGTTTATAAATGGTAAAGAATGTGCATATACTGCATATGGAGCTGGTCAAGCTAGTGTAACTATGTATTCAAACACTAGAATTGGAAGTGCAGACGGACAGTTTTTTGGAGGAAACATAGACCAAGTAAGAATATTTAATGGCACGCTTACAGATAGTCAAGTTTTAGAATTGTATAATGAGACTACTACTACAGCAAATACTCTTAATTTTCCTACAGGTGCAGGATGTGTAGCTGCATATCCTTTAGATTCTAACTCAAACGATTTGAGTACAAATTACAATGGAACAGATACTAGCATAATTTACCCTGGAGAAACAAGCACAAATATCTCATTGGTTTGGATAAAATCAAGAAGCAACGCAACAAGTCACGAGTTACACGATTCTGTTAGAGGTGAGCCAAGTAGAATATCATCCGATACTACAGCGGCAGCAAGTACATCTTTAAACGGTTTTGTTTCTTTATTAAATAATGGTTTTACTTTAGACGGAGCAGGTGGTGGAGGTGAAGTTAATACAAGTGGCAGAACTTATGTAGCTTGGAATTGGGGTAGCTCAAGTATTGGTTCTATAAATAATAATGGAACTTCTCAAAGTATAGTTCAACCTCATACAAACGCTGGATTTTCTATCGTAAAATATAAAGGAACAGGTTCATCTGCAACAATTGGACACGGATTAAGTGCAGCGCCTGAATTAATTTTTACAAAAACCTTAGATAGTATAGATAATTGGATGGTATTAAGTACAGCTGTAGGGGCTACAAAAAAAGCTTCTTTAAATGCCCCAAATGATTTTGATGTAGATTCAGCACCATGGGATGATACTGCGCCAACAGCAACTGTTTTTACAGTAGGAACAAAAGATGCAACAAACAAAAATGGAGATGAGCTTATAGCATATTGTTGGCATTCAATTTCAGGATACAGTAAAATAGGAATATATACAGGAAATAATACAACAAGTAATACAATATACACTACAGATGATGGAACATCAGGTGGAGCAAATGGATTTGAGCCAGGCTGGTTATTAATAAAAAGAGTTGATGCCTCGGCTAATTGGAGAATATTAGACAACACAAGGTCTACAAGTAATCCTAGAGATAAAGAATTATATCCAAATTTAATAAATCAAGAAGGCACATTTAGTGCAGCTAATTTTAACTCTAATTCTTTCGAAATTATAACAACAGATACGTCATATAATGCTCTTAATGGCGAATACCTGTACTTAGTTATTAAATAAATTAATATTAATTAAATTAAATCGTATGAACACAACAATAATTATTTTAATCGGATTAGTAATATTACTAATCATAATCAATGTAGCCGCAATTTGGCTCACTAAAAAAGGTCTTACTAAAGACGAAAACAATAACATGATCCCCGACATATTGGAGGAAAAATTTGCTCAAATGAAAAATGATGTGTCAAAAAGAGTGGATCGTGTAGGTCAAGAACTTCGAGATGTAACAAAAGCAATCAAAGAGGTTGGTAATCAAATAGGCGATGTGCCTAAAGCAATGGGTGGTAATAATAGAGCAGGAAAGAAAGCAAAGAAAAAATGACATATACCACAACAACAACAGCGGGGGACATCAAAATAAAATACATATATACTAAAAATGTCAATAACTGATTTGAAAATATATGCTTTGAATTTTGTTGCATTGATGACATCTTTGACAAATCTTGATGTTATACTCAAAATAATCTTATCCCTCGTTGCAATAGGATATACTTTACATAAATGGTATATAATGCATGGAAAAAATAAGTAAACACGTTTCTTACAAAGAAGGCGTTAAGTCTAACACAGCTACGCGTTTAGGAATAGACAATACGCCTACCGCCTATCAATTATCAAACATGGGAATATTGTGTGATCACATATTTGAACCATTAAGAAAATGGGTTGGAGGACCAATAAAAATAAATAGCTTTTTTAGATGTGAAGATTTAAATCAAGCTATCGGTGGAAGTTCACGCTCACAGCATTGCGAAGGAAGAGCGATTGACCTCGATGATACTTTTGGCCATAAAACAAATGCAGAAATGTTTCAGTACATCAAAGATAATTTAAGTTTCGACCAAATAATATGGGAGTTTGGAGATGATACAAATCCTGATTGGGTACATGTAAGTTTTATATCCGAAAGCGATAATAGAGGACGAGTTATGAAAGCCGTAAAAGAAAATGGTAAAACTTCTTATCAACTAATATGAGCAACACAAAGAAAAAATTTGGGCAAACCACTGTAGGAAAATTATTAAAAGCAGGGGTTGGTTTAATTAACCCAACATTGGGTAGTCTTATACAGGGTGACATGTCTGTAGAACAAGTAGTCAGTTCAATAAAAAATTCTGATGCGCCAGCTGAAGATAAAATTAGAGCTCAGGAGATGGTGCTAGAAGCATATGAGGCGGAGGTAGCAGATAGAGCCTCGGCCCGGCAAAGAGAGATGGCCGCTTTAGCATCAGGCTCTAATGATGTACTATTTAAAACGGTGGGGTGGGGAATCACACTATGTTTTATTGGTGTTATCGCAGGAGCAGTTGGGTTGTGGGAAATACCTAAAGAATCACAAAGACTATTTGATATGGGGTTTGGTGCAGTAGTGGCAGCTTTTACTCAAGTGATTGGATATTACTTTGGCTCTTCTCAAGGTAGTAAACAGAAAACAGAAATAATGAATCACAATGGGGAAATCAAATAACAGTTATACACCTAATATAAAACCAAAAGTAAAACGTCCAGGAGTGCATGCCAAAACAAAATCTTCTGTTTTAAAAAGCTCAAAACTCTACACAAAAAAGTATCGCGGACAAGGCCGTTGAAATATTTGTATCTTTATATTTAAATCTAATTTAATTAAATGGATATAAGGAAAATATCTGTAGGACCTGATTATAAATCGGGAGCTATACATTACATAGTTGGACAAGAAGTTCTTAATGGAAAATATTTCATTCATCTTATACAACAAGACTCGATCTCTTCATCTATAAAGATATGGATACAAAAAAAAGATGAGATTGTTTTGTGGAAAGAATTTAATTCTTGGGTTCCCGTGTCCATAGAATATAATATTAATTTCTAATGAAATCTCCATTTTACTTTATTGTAAGACCTTTAGACGGCAAGCGATATAACAATACAAAACAAATAGGAGGTGTAGATTTTATTACAAGCAGCTCTGAAGAGGATTATAAGTTTTCAAACCGTATGGCTGTAGTGGTAGAAACACCTCTAAATTATAAAGGCAAAATCAAAACAGGTGATATATTGTTAGTTCATCATAACGTATTTAAATATTACAATGATATGAAGGGCAGGCAAAAAAGTGGGAAAAGTTTTTTTATGAATGATTTGTTTTTTGTAGACAACGAACAGTTTTTTTTATATAAAAAAGATAGTGAGTGGATTAGTCATGACAGGTATTGTTTTGTAAAGCCTATATCAAAAACTAAATCAATAATTAAAAAAAGAGGCAATGAGGAACCGCTTGTTGGAGAAATGTATTATCCCAATCATTATCTTATAGAGCAAGGTGTGACTAAAGGAGCAAGAGTTGCATTTCAACCCGACAGCGAATATGAGTTTTATGTAGAAGGGCAAAAACTTTACAGAATGTATGACCATCAAATAACTTTAATTTTATGAAATCTGAATTATTAAAACAACAAATAATAAACGCTGGTCGTACAGCAGTTGAGCAACTTATAAAAGTAGCAAAAGAAGATATTATCAAACCAGATCCTGAAGATGAATTAGCAGCTGACAGATTAAAGAATGCAGCGGCAACAAAAAAATTAGCAATCTTTGATGCATTTGATATATTAAATAAAATAGATAGTGAACAAGAAAACATCAATGCCACATTGATTGGCGGAGATAAAGTACAAACAAAACAAGGTTTTGCAGAAAGACGATCAAAATAAATTATTTTATAAGGTTAAGAATCTTATACCGGTTACTGCTTTTAAAAACAAGAACCGTGCTAAAACATGGGTATATGGATATAATTCCACATACGACATGGTGGTTATATCAAAAAGCGGTATGATAGGAGATGTTGTTAACATAAATGGTTTAAACATAGCTTTACCTGCACAGCCTGATAAAATACATAAAACTTCTGAATCTGCAACAAAGCAATATTGGGAGCGTAAGGAAATACCCAAACCACTTACAAGAATTAGTTCTATATTTCATTGGAATGAAATGCCTAATTCATTTAAAAACACTTGGGTTGATTACATAGAAACAGAATTTGACAGAAGAGAGTACGGTTTTTGGTTTTATAATAACGGCAAGCCTACATACATCACAGGTTCTCATTATATGTATTTGCAGTGGACTAGTATTGATGTAGGTTATCCAGATTTTAGGGAGGCTAACCGGATATTTTTTATTTATTGGGAAGCGTGCAAAGCTGACAACAGATGTTTCGGATTAGTATATTTAAAAATAAGACGTTCAGGATTTTCTTTTATGGGATCTTCAGAATGTATAAATACCGGAACGTTAGCGAAAGATTCACGAGTGGGTATACTATCTAAAACAGGATCAGATGCAAAAAAAATGTTTACAGACAAAGTTGTGCCTATCGCTAACAGGCTGCCTTTCTTTTTTAAACCCATACAGGATGGTATGGACAAACCAAAAACAGAATTAGCTTTCCGAGTCCCAGCGTCAAAGATTACAAAAAAAAATATGTACGATGCCGTTGATGAGGAGCTGTATGGTTTAGATACAACCATTGACTGGAAAAATACAGACGAAAACTCATATGATGGAGAAAAGCTTTTGCTCTTAGTACATGATGAAAGTGGTAAATGGATAAAGCCAAACAATATTTTAAATAATTGGCGCGTAACCAAAACCTGCTTGAGACTTGGTAGCAAGATTATAGGTAAATGCATGATGGGTTCTACTTCTAATGCATTAAGTAAAGGAGGTGATAATTTCAAAAAGCTATACGAAGATTCAGATATAGATACACGGAACTCCAACGGACAAACCAAAAGCGGTATGTATTCTTTGTTTATACCTATGGAATGGAATATGGAAGGTTTTATTGATAAATATGGTATGCCTGTCTTTGAAAAACCCGAAACCAAAGTAATGGGAGTGGACAATGAATATATAACTAATGGAGCTATAGACTATTGGCAAGCCGAAGTAGATTCGTTAAAAAACGATGCTGACGCGCTAAATGAATTTTACAGACAGTTTCCACGCACTGAATCTCATGCCTTTAGAGATGAGAGTAAAACCTCTTTATTTAATCTTACCAAAATATACCAACAGATAGATTACAACGATTCTTTAATTATTGAACAGCATGTTACACGAGGTAAGTTTTATTGGAAAGACGGTATATTGGACTCCACTGTTATATTTACCCCTGACCCAAAGGGTAGGTTTTATGTATCATGGATGCCAGATAAAGAAATCACTAATAAGAAATACAAAAAACACGGAGTATACTTTCCTTTGAACGAGCACATAGGAGCTTTTGGATGCGACTCTTACGACATATCGGGTACTGTTAAGGGGAGGGGTTCTAACGGAGCGCTACATGGCCTTACAAAGTTTAATATGGACAATGCGCCAAGCAATGAGTTTTTTCTACAATATGTTGCTAGACCACAAACAGCTGAAATATTTTTTGAAGAAGTATTGATGGCCTGTGTATTTTACAGCATGCCCATACTTATAGAGAATAATAAGCCGCGTCTTCTGTATCATTTTAAGAACAGGGGATACAGAGGGTTTTGTATGAATCGTCCTGATAAACATTACAACAAGCTGTCTAAAACAGAAAAGGAGCTCGGCGGTATACCCAACACC